GTCTGTGGACAAGATACCAACTGACAAGCCAGAGTCCACTTTTATTGGCTTTGACTTGGCGCACACCCGTGACTTGAATGCGGTGGTGACTTTGCACCGATATGCCGAAGAAGATTTCTATGCTCAGTTCCAATTCTTCTTGCCGGAGGAATCTTTGGACTTTGTGCCAAACCATTACAAGTCTGTTTACATGGAAGCGCACAGGTCTGGCATTCTGCGGCTGACACCCGGCAACGTGACGGACCTCAACGAGATTGAATCGTTCATCAAGCAGCAGTGCGAGAAGTTTGATGTCAAAGAAATCGGCTATGACCCGTACAACGCCGCTGCTTTGGTGGCGAACCTGTACGCTGACGGCTTGCCTGTGAAGAAAGTTGGTCAGGGCATGGCTGTGTTGTCGAACCCGTCAAAGACCACTGAGCAGCTTATCCTGAAGAAGGCCATCAAGCACGAAGGCAACCCTTTTGTGGGATGGCAGCTTGGAAACTGCGAGGTTTACATTGATGTGAACGGAAACGTAAAGGTCCGCAAGAACGAAGCCGACCCAAGCGCCAAGGTTGACGGCATTATTGCGATGATTATGGCCTTGCACTGCCATTTGGATAACGTATTTGTCAGCGAATCATTTGGCTTTAGGTCGTTGGAGTGGTAAAGTGTAGGAAATTGAGGGGAAATCATGGCAATTCTTGACATTTTCAAGCGTAAAAACACTCAGTCTGAGAGCAATACATTGTTCGGCCAAACGGCTTTGGGCAACAACATTGTTTATCAGGGCAGTGACAAACGTGCTGGTGTTAACACCCAAATCCTCTATGTAACGACTGCCAGCACAACTACCGCAGGTCGCCCTGTGGACATGTCTGTTTTGACCAGAAACAGCACAATCATGTCGTGTGTGGGTGTCAAGGCTCGGGCTTTGGCGCAGTTGCCAATCAAGATTTGCTGCGAGACAGCAGACGGCAAAACCGTTGATGCCATCCGTGGTGAAGGTGTTGGTGCGCGAGATAGGGCCAAAGCCAAGCAAGTTGCCAAGCTGCTGGGCAATCCCAACAACTTCCAGAGCAAGTATGAGTTCTGGTATCAGTGGCTGATGTGGTACGAGTTGTCTGGCGAAGCCTTTACCTTGTGGTGGAGGAAAGACCAGAACAGTTCCACCGAAACTCCGCTGGAAATGTATGTGCTGGATTCAACGCTGATTGCGGTGAACATCACGCCTACCCGTTATCCGACATTCCGACTGTCTACGCCAAGCTATGGTTTCAACAAGGACCATGAGTTCAAGTATTTCCAAGTCATGCACGGCAAGGAAATGGCGTGGCAGGGTTCTGCTGGTTTCAACAAGGCAATCTTGGCGACTGAACTGGTCGGCCTTGACCAAGACATCGACCTGTACGCCAACTTTGTCATGCAGAACGGTGCGAAGCCCTCTGGCATGTTTGTGACGGATCAGGTCATTCCTGACGGCAAGTACAAAGAGATTGCAGCCCGTCTGAAAGAGGCGTGGAACAACATGACAGGCAGCAAAGCCAGCGATCCAAGCAAGCCGGGTCAGGGTATGCTGCTTGACCAAGGCATGAAGTACCAGACTGTGGAAATGCTGACGCTGCAAGACGCTGATGCTGCCGCTTTGAAGTTGCAGACTATGCGCCGCATCTGCGGTTTGTTTGGTGTGCCGCCTTCCATGATTGGCATCCATGACGGAAAGTTCAACAACAGCCAAACGGCTTTGGACGAGTTCTACAAGACCACCATGTATCCCACAATCGTCAACATCCAACAGAAGTTGACGCAGCATTTGCTGGAGGGTTACCCTTCTTTGTGTGTTGAGTTTGATACCAAGGATTTCCTGAAGGGTGCGCCGCTGGACCAGATGAACTTTGCGACTGCTGGCGTAAAAGGTGGAATAATGACACCCAACGAAGCCCGTAACTACATGAATCTGCCTTCTATGGAAGGTGGTGATGAGTTGGTCAAGGATGCCAAACCTGCTGAACCTGTGCCCGGCTCAAGTGCCCAAGATACTGGTGGCGGTGGTGGAAACCAAACCAAGAAAATGAACATTGGCTCGAAGACTTGATTAAAAATGCGTACTGATACACAATATCTGTTAGCATTAGCCAAACAGGTCAAGCGGCCTACCAAAAAGTTGCCTGTACTATTAGGGCAACCCCCTAAAATACAGGACAATAACCAATCCATTGCTTTAGGGGCAATCAATGAAGACATTGAATCTAATCTGCGAAGCCAAGCTGAATCTCAACGAGAAAGCCGACAACGGCGAACCGTCTGGACAGATTGAAGCTCGCATTACGACTTGGGGACCAAGAGAAGGTCAAGATGGTCGTAAATTCTTCTACAAGCCAGAAGGCTTTATGCAATGGGCCAAAGAGTTTGCCGCATCTGGTCGGCCACTGCCCATGTATGTCAACCACAATGCTGATGCCATCCCTGTTGGTGAGTGGACAAGCATTGAAATGGATGACGAAGGCATGAACGCTTCTGGTCGCCTGTATCTCAACACCACAACTGGTTCTGATCTTTACCAAGTGATGAAGGAATCCCCCAATATGTTTGGTGGGGTTTCTGTTGGCGCTTATGCTGAAGAATATCAGTGGGTCAAGGAAGATGGCGAAGCAATGACCATTGGTTCTGATGACCCATATGAGTCTGGTTATTTCCAAATTACCAAAGGTGGTCTGCGTGAAACCAGCGTGGTCATGCACCCAAATAACATGAAGGCAGAAATCAAGAAGCTGGAGTATTTCCGTGCTGATGGTTCTGCTGATTTGAAAGTATTGGAAGAAGCCCTGCGGGATGCAGGTCTGTCCAAGCAGATGTCGGTTGCCGCCGCATCTGTGTTCAAGACGGTGATTGAACAGCGTGATGCTGTTGAAGTGCCTATTGAAAATGCGCCAACTCAGAGTGATTCTGATGCGGAGGCAACCGAAGCAGAAATTCTCGCGGCTCTTGAGCAACGTGAACTTCTTAAACTCCTCGACAAACGACTTAAAGGTTGAATCATGTCTAAAGAAATCATCGAAAAATTGGACGCCATCGAAGCTAAACAAGCCGATGCCGTTGCTGCTGTTGAAGCAAAAATCCCCGCTGCTGTTGAGGCTGTCAAAGCTGAAATGGCCGAAAAGGTTGCTGCTCTGGAAGCCAAAGTTGCTTCTATCCAGATGCCTGAGTTCATTCGCGCTCCTGCGAAGACTGTTCGTCAAGATGTGAACCGTTCGGTGCGTGAGCAACTGAGCCAGTTCTACAAAGGCAACAGCCGCTTGGAAAAAGAACTGCAAATCTTTGCAGACGAAAGCCAAATGGATGCGTACCTGAAAGAAGCCTCTGCTTTGACCGCTGGCGGTGATGGCAAGGGTGGTCGTACTGGCTACGATCCAACTTTCACTGCTCTGCGTCTGATGAACCCAATGCGTGGCATCTCGCGCACTGTGGCTACTGACGGTTCCTCGTACCAGTTTCGCGTGCGCACGGGCAACCCCGGTGAAGCATGGGGCTATGCGATCCAGAACAACGGCGCAGCCACCACTGAAGACACCAGCATCTGGCAATTGGTTCTGCAAGACTTGAACGTGCAGTTCCCAATCCGTACCGCTGCTCTGGACGACATTGATGGTCTGGAAGCTGTTGTGGTTGACGATATGTTGGCCTCGTTCGCTCAGAGCGAAGCCCTGTCGATGATCCAGAACAACGACCAAGCCGCACAATCCGTGAGCAACCCCTACGGTGGCACAAACGGTCTGCGTGGTCTGGATCAGTACGCTGGTTCTAACGCTACCTACACTGGTGGTACATCGTCTGTTGCTGCCTTTGGCACTTCTGGCACTGGCTCTACAAGCGGTCTGCACTCGCTGGCTACTTACGACCAGATCACCACCAACGCCAACACTGTGGGTGCTAACAACATCCAGTACAAAGACGTTATCAACACGATCTACGCTTTGCCACAGCAGTATTGGACCACCAACGCCAAGTTCATGGTCAGCCCAATCTTGGCTCAAGCCATCCGTGGTCTGCAAGACACCAATGGCCGTCCAATCTTCAACTCTACTGAGTCGTTGAACCCCGATGGCATCATTGGTCAAATGCTCGGCTTTGATGTGGTGATGAACAAGTACTTGGACAACCCAAGCCAAGCTACAACTGGCACTGCTGGCACTAACAGCCTGTACCCAATGTACTTTGGTGACTGGAGCCGTGGTCACACCATCATTGATCGTTTGAACATGGTTATGCGCCGCTACGACCAGACATTGCCCGGTTTCATCACCTTCTTTGGTGAGAAGCGTCTGGCAACATCGGTTCGCGATCCAAACGCACTGGTGCGCTATCGCTCGACAGGTACAGCTACCTGATAAAACGGAGGGGCGTAACTGCCCCTCCTTTTTGTGCCAATAATTTAGGAACTGTTATGACCATTACCGAACGCATCCTGACTGGAATTAAGCAAACTTTGGAAACTGGCGATAGAGTCACGATTGACTTGCGCGAGGCATCTGCCATCACTGGTTCAGGCTTGAATGTCGGTGGTCGCACTCACTTTGATGAGGCATTTGCTGCTTTGCGATATGCCAACCCGTTTCGCCAAGGCGCACGAAACATCAAAGTCCCCGGTAATTCCGCTGTTCAGTTTGTTGCCAAGACTGGTAACGCTGCCAACAGCACAAACCCTTGGGGCTACACAATCACCCCCAACAGTGGTTCTCCAAACATCAACACAAGCATTTGGCAATTGCCAACTCGCGTGATTACCGCACAAATGCCTGTTCGCTCGGCTGTGCTGTCTGATGTCAACGGTCTGCAAGACGAGTTGGTTGAAGACCTGATGATGGAATTTGCACAGCTTGAAGGCGCATCGTGCGGCCTGAACAATGACCAAGCGGGTTCGACCACCACATCGACTGGTGGCACTGACGGCTTGCGTGGCCTGAACAGCTACCCCGGCGCTGCTGGTGCAACTGCTGCTTTTGGTACAAGCGGCACAGCCATCACAAACGGCTTGCACACCTTGGCTACCGTTGGTTACAACAACACTGGTGGCCTTGAGGCTGAAACCTTGTCTGCTATGGCGAATGCCTTGCCAGCGCAATACTGGTCTATGCCCGGTACTGCTTGGATGATGCACCCAACAGCCATCCAGACGTTGCGTAACTATGCTCACGGTGGTGGCGGCTACTCGTTCATTGACGTTGGCTCCGCTGAAGCTGGTTCACTGCTCCATGTGTTTGGTTTCCCTGTGATTCCAAACCCATACTTGGACGCAACTGGCACTGTTGGCTGCAAGTCGATGTACCTTGCAAACTGGCCTCGTTTCATGACCATCGCTGATGTGGAAGAAATGACCGTTCAGGCAATGGAACAGACAACGCCCGGTTTTGTGACCATGTATGCTGAAAAGCGCATGGTAAGCACTGTGCGTGACGTTTTTGCTGGTGTTCGTTCTATCGAGACTTAAACATGAGCTTTGATAACTATCAATACGCTGCTCCATTTGGCGCACAAACGCGCAATCCGTTCAACTATGCAAAAGTTGAGCAGATTGCCCGTGATAGTTCTTCTGCTTGGTTGACACTGACTGAAGTCAGAAATCAAATCAACTTGTTTGATGACACCAGTCAGGACACATACCTGACGATGCTTGAAATCGCCACCAGACAGGCGATTGAAGATTACTTGGGTATGTCCATCTTCCCTGTGACTTATCGCGTCTGGTACGGCTCTGAAAGCCTTGTAGCGTCACCTATCAGCCTTGACTTGCCAGAGGTGAGCCAGAACGCAACGGCAAACCTGCCGGGTGTCACGATTGGCTCCGTGGGTTATTGGAATGATGCGTTCCCTCCAGTGTTTCAGACTTTGGTAAACACAAGCTATTACTACGATGCCTCTGGCAACAAAGTGGTGGTTAACAATTTGCCAACTGATGTGAACACAGTAATGACTGCTCCAATCATCGTGGAGTACTCAACCGTGGCAAACCCACTGGCATCGTACAAGGTCATCAAACAAGCGGGATTGCTGCTGATGACGCACTTGTATAACAACCGCGCCAACGCGACAGAGACAAAGCTGAAGGACATCCCATTTGGGGTAACAACGCTGCTGAGAAGCTACAAGCCATTGGTGATGTAAATGTCAATTGCTCGTTTTGAAAACATCAACGTCAACAACCTGACTTTCACCAAGTCAGATTTTGGTGAGTCTGCGACAGTTCAGGCATTGTGGTTCTCGACTCGGGCAAGAGTTCATGATGTTGCAAACAGCCTGAAAATCGCTGACAAGTATCGTCTGTATCAAGACATGACCAACTTCACGCTGAACTACACGCCAAACATGAAGACGATAGTGGATAACCAAAACCTCTATTCGATTACGTGGCGCGGCAAAGATTGGCGTATTGATAATGTGCGTGAGTCTGATGACAGGATGAATGTTACTTTCATGTGTTATCGCTCTGATCCAGTTACGGCGGTGTAATGGCAACTCAACTCAACCCTGTTGTTTACGGCAAAGCCATCCAGTACCAACTGGCTAACATTGTCACGCCTGTGCCTGTGTATGCGGCTTTTAACCGCAACTTTGCGACACAGCCCAAGTTCATTACTTGGATGCTGCGTAATGTGCATCAGCCTGTATATACGGGACCGCAGCAAAACAACAAAGGCATCGACCGTCCTGTTTTCCAGATTTCTATTTTCACTCAGCAGATTGAAGATGGATTTACAATCTCAAATCAGATTCTGCAAGCCTTGCATGGGTATAGCGGGATTTTGGGAAGCCCGGCTGAAGGGTTTTACATCTCCAAAGCTGATGTCATGTGGCTGTATAACAGTTATAACGATGAGGAAAAAATGGGGCAAATCTTTTTAGACTGCACCATTGACATTCCTGCGTAATACAAGACAATTGTTCAACTTTTGAAGGATACTCAAAATGGCTTTACCAAACAAAATTCTTCCCGGTTTTAGCGCGGCACTGTACGCACAGCCGGGTGCTACTCCAACTCCTTTGACAATTGCTCAGTTGTCTTTGGTTGCAAGCGTTTCGCCTCTTGCGGTTACTGGAAACTTGCTGCCTGTGCAAGCTGTTCCTGCCTTTGGCATGGATGATGCTGTTGCCAGTTACAGCGTGGCTGGTTCGCGTCAATCTGACAAAATCCCGGTCCAAGCTGCTCCTACCAGTTTGACAGTTACTGCCGCATGGAACCCTGCTGACACCAACTTGCTGTTGATGCGAGCAGATGCCTATTCTGGCGTAATTGACCGCACATTTGTGGTTGAGGCAGAAGATGGTGCGAACATTGTTTACTACGCCTTTAACGGTCGTGTAGGCCAGTTCCAGATTGATGCCCAACCCGGTGCTGAAGCGAAGTGCATTTTCACAATCCATCCTCGCGGCAATCAGTTCGGCTGGTCCAACAACGCATAAGGAGTCATCATGGCTATTCCTGCAAAAGTTCTTCCCGGTTTTAGCACCTCGCTGTGGATGCAGTCGGCTGCAACCCCAACTCCATTGACCACGGCAAACTTGTCTGTGTGGCTGGCGCAAGTGACCACCATTGTTGGCACTGTTGCCAACGGCACTGGCACTGTTGGTGTTGCTGTGCCTGTTGAGGCCATCCCTGCGTTTGGCATGGATGACGCAATGGCAAACTTCAGTGTTGCTGGTTCGCGTCAAAGCGACAAGATGCCAGTGCAAGCGGCTCCTACTAGCCTGACCATTACATCTGCTTGGGACCCATCTAATACTGCATTGCTTCAGATTCGTTCTGATGCTTATTCTGGTGTTGTGGATCGCACTTTTGTGGTCGCAGCAGTGGAAGGCACAAACACTGTCGCTTATGCCTTCAACGGTCGCGTGGGTCAGTTCCAAATTGACGCACAACCCGGCGCTGAAGCTAAGTGCATGTTCACGATTCATCCACGGGGCAACCAGTACGGCTGGTCGAACAACTGATGACACTCACTGACGCAATTGAAGCGATTGTGACCAGCTACGGCGACATCAATCTTGTTGCCCGTGGCTTGGAGGTTGACGCTGGTGAGCTTGCAGAAGCCACTGCCGAGCCAGACACAGCAGAAGCCATTGCTTTGGCCCTGCTGAAAAAATACAACGTGACCGCACCCGTGGTGGTCATTGAAGAAGTTGCCCCAGAGGTTGCACCAGACACAACAGAGTAAAAGAAATGATAGTAAAAGACAGCAATGACCTCCTAAACTTTCTTGTAGCCCAATCCGATTCCTCCAAGAATTGGTTTGGGTTTCAGCAACAGAGAATTACAGCAATTGCTCTTGCACATGACATTGCAAGAAACCATGCTGACAAAATGACTCCAGACGAAGTGGTGGATTACGCCATGAGTCTGAACGAGTCCATCTACCACAAGATCATCAAAACGACACGATAAGGAAAAAACCATGTCACGCATTCAATCCGCTTTTGGCGACAGCTATCAAAAAGCACATCTACGCACCAAGACATTCGAGCTTGGTGGTCATGTCTTCAAAGTTCGTATCCCTTTGACCAAAGAGATGGAACAGATTGAAGAAGCAATCGAAAAAATCAACCCCGAAGACCTGCAAACTCGTTACGAGAAAATGTCTGCCAGCTTCCGCACGGGAACTGTGATTGAAGGCATTGAAATCACCGAGGACGATGTGATTATCGAAGGCCGATCCACAAAGGATTTGGTCAAGAAGATCATCATGATGGAAAATCGGATGGTCCAATTCATCAGGTTGCTTGTGCCAGAAGTCGGCACTCTTGATGACATCACCTACGAAGACATTGACGCTGAGTGGCCGATGGCAGTTCAGCTTGAGATGATCGCAAAGATTACTGAGTCGATTCAACCCGGCTACAAGGACTCTCGAAAAAACTGATTCAGGACGCTCACTCACAGGCCAGAGCGTACATTTACGCTCACGGTGGGTGTCCTGACGATGTTCCAGTGGACGACTTGATAAACATAGAGATTATGTTGAGCGATGGGATGATTGGGAACAAAGCGATGCTGCTTGCGCTAAGTTCCTTGACCACGGGCAACTTAAACTCGAAAATTCAGAAGACGGCAGCGCCATTCCGCATGAAGGATGTTTTGCCGTCAACGCATGATTACATCGTCCCGCCTTTGACCGAGAAACAGCAGCAAGAACAAGTCAACCAGCAACTGCTGAGTTTCATTGCGACTAGACCCGGCTCGGAGGCATTCTTGAAAGTTTGAAATGGCCTACAACCCGCAAAGCAAATCTTTCAAGCTGGAAGGGTTTGCCGAATTTGAGCAGCAGTTGAGAGAAATGGCTGAAGGGTTCAGGGGTGACTTAGTTGCTCGAAATACACTTGTTCCGTCAGCCAAAGCAGCAATGGAGTCTGTGCTGAACTCGGCCAAGACCAAAGCGCCAGTTGGCGAAAAGCCACGGGACGACAAAAACCCCATCCACATGAGAGACACGATCCGCTTGGATGCTCGTATCCCAAGCGAGAAGGACAAGCGCAGCGATTACGTCAACGAGACTGACGCAGCTATTGCTGTTGTATCGGTCAAAAAGAGTGCTGTATCGCTTGCAAACGAGTTTGGCACATCTAGGATGGGGGCTAACCCATTCTTGCGCCCTGCACTGCAAGAAAACTCTCAAACAGTGCTTACTGAACTAAAATCTCAGTTGGCGGTCAGAATCCCTGAATACGCCAAGAAACTGGCGCGAAGGAAGAAATAATGTCATCACAAAACATTGCCCGACTTGGTGTTGTCCTTGGTCTGGATACTGCTGAATTTACGGCATCTATTGATAAGGCCATCTCAGAAAACGCCAAGCTGAAAAACGCCATTCGCAGGGATACCAACGCTGCTGCTGGTGAGTTGAAGGCATTGGCTCATGCAACAGATGACTACGGCAAAGCTCTTACAAAGGTAGAGTTGATCCAGCGCGAGGTTACTTCTGGCAGGTTTATGAATGCCACGAAGGACATGAAGGACAGGTTGTTGCAGCAAGCGGCTGCTTACGACAAGATTGCTTCATCTGCCAAGAACGCTACTAATGCTCAGTTCAAGATGAACGAGCAGCAAAAGATTCAGTTGACCTATCAAACAACTGACTTGGTGACGCAGATCGCATCAGGTCAAAGCCCGTTCATTGCCATCTTGCAGCAAGGTGGTCAATTGAAAGATGTGATGGGCGGTATTGGAAATATGTTCCGAGCAATCGGCACATTGTTCACGCCATTCACTGTTGGCCTTGGCGCTGTTGCAGTTGGCTTGGGGAGTGTTGCCATTGCAGCATATCAAGCAGCAGATGATTTGGATAAGTTGCGCGATGCTCTTACGTTGACTGGCAATTATTCAGGGGTCACTGAAGCGTCTTTCCAAAAGCTGGCAAACACATTAAGCGGCGCAACCAATGCAAGCCTTGGCACAACCAAGGAAGCATTGATGGCCGTGATTTCGTCTGGTCAATTCACTGGCGAATCAATAAACGCAGTGACTCAGGCAATCATCACCTATTCGCAAATTGCAGGTGTATCTGCTACAGAGGCAGCACAAAAACTCAAGGGTGGATTAAGTGGAACGGCTGAAGGGGCCAAGTCGCTTAACAAGGAAATGAATTTTTTGACGCTTGAGCAATACAAGCAGATTGAAGCATTGGAGAAGGCGAATAAAAAGCAAGAGGCCGCGCAGGTTGTGGCTGTTGCCCTGAATACGAAACTTGCACAGCAACGCCGTGAGCTTGGTTTTCTTGAGGGTGCGTGGAAGACAGTCACGACTGCAATGAGCAACTATTGGGAAAAGTTCAAGGAGTTCTTGACTGGCCCTACTCAATCTCAAACTCTTGATGCTCTTGATAAGCAAATTTCTGACATCAAGCAAAAACTTTCTGGAACATCAGAAGAGGAAGACACTGTTTTTGCAAGAGGCTGGCGCAAAACATTGGCGTCCTTGCAAGCAAGCAAAGAAAACTTGCTAGAAATTCAACGTCTTCAAAACAGGTCTACTGCATCAAAAGCTGTTGGAAGTGCCAAAGAGAAAATTGACGAGTACGACAAGTACAAAGGAATGCTCAAGAGCAAAGCAGATGAAGTTGCCAAGGCTGAAGCAGAAGCCAAATTTGCAGTTGCCAAGCAAGGCTTGAATGAAATACAAATGCTTGAGCTTGAAGCAGCCAAAAAGCTGGAGGATGCTCGCAGAGAAATGAATGAGAAGAACCGTCAAGAAGATGGTCGTGCTACTTCTCAAAACCTTGCAATTTTCAAAAGCAAAGAAATTGCAATTTCCGCTGAAACTGCGGAAAAGGTGCGGCAGATTCGCAACAAGACAATGATGTCTGAATACGAAGAATTTTTAAGAACAGAAAAAGAAAAAACAGATGCCGAAGTTGCCGAAGAAAACAGACGCCAAACAATTCGCACTAGCAATCAATCCAGAACAAAGGACATGGAATACCAAAAGGAATCCCTTGATTTGAAGTACAAGTTAATTTACGCCACAGAAAAAGAGCAGCGTCTTGCTCAGATTTCTTTGGAGTACGCCAGAAAGCGCAAAGAAGTCGAGGAAGGTCCAGACAAACAATTCAATCTTGACCAAATTGATCGCCAAGAGCAAATGGCAAAAATGTTTGTGACGATGGAAGATTCCATGAAGCGCACACAGGAGGTCTTTGATTCCGTTTGGGGCAACATGAGTTCTGCAATTGACAACTTTGTCAAGACTGGCAAGTTGAACATGAAGGACTTTGCTCGTAGCACCATACAAAGCCTGATAGCAATTGAAATGAAGATGCAAGCCATGTCGTTGCTGCGTGGCTTGTTTAGCTCATTTGCTGGTAGCTTTTCTGGTGGTGGTTTTGGAACTGGCAAGGCTTTTGGCAACATGGACTTAGGCGGCTTTTTGGCCGAAGGTGGTCCAGCAGAAGCCAACACGCCATACATCATTGGTGAGCGTGGACCTGAGTTGTTTGTTCCACGAACAGCGGGTACAGTTATCCCGAACAATGCTTTGTCCAGCATGGGCGGTCAAACGATTAACTACAATGGCCCGATCATTCAAAACATGAGCGCCATTGATACACAGTCGGGACTTCAGTTCTTGGCTAAAAACAAACAAGGCGTGTTTGCTGCTTATCAAAGCGCGAACCGCAGCATTCCAGTGTCACGTTAAGGACAAATCATGCCAGTGCCAAATTCATTTGCTACCGCAACCAGTGCAATTCCTCTTGCTAATTTGGATGCAAACTTTCAGTATTACGACAATGCCTTCACCATTGCTGGTACGGCTATGGAGGTCAACTACACCTTCAGACTAGAAGACCCAACTGACAACACCAAGAAGGCTGAGTTTGTGATGAGTGGCATCACAACTGCAACCACCCGGCAATACACGCTGCCAAACATTACAGGCACACTGGCAACCCTTGCAAACACCGCGCAGACATTCACTGGTGCGACTACATTCAGTTCCACATTCACAGTTAACGGCAACGCAACTATCTATGGCATGACCGTAGGTAGAGGCTTGGCTAACTTGGCTACCAATACGGCTGTTGGCGGTGCTGCTTTGGGCGCGACTACGACAGGCTCTGGCAACACGGCGGTAGGCGCTAATGCTGCCGATGCCATCACCACTGGCGCAAGTAACGTAGCTATTGGCAGCGGAGCTTTGGGCGCGGCGCAAACCGTTTCAAGCGTCATTGCAATTGGCGCTGCTGCGCTTACTTCTGCAACTGCTGGTGACAATAACATTGCTATTGGCGCATCATCAATGAACGGAGCTGTCACTGGCGGCAACAACACCGCTGTTGGAACTTCCTCTCTAAACGCAAACACTTCTGGCGCAGAGAACACGGCCATCGGTTACCTTGCAATGTCCAGCAACACCACGGGGTCACTTAACACCGCTGTTGGTCGCCGTGCTCTGTGGGGCAACAGCACCACCAGCAACAACGTGGCGATTGGCTACTTTGCGCTGGATGATGTGCTGACTGCTGGCAACGGCACGGCTGTTGGTTATGCGGCCCTCACAGCGGCAACAGGAGGCAGCAACACGGCTCTGGGTTACAACGCAGGAACTGCTGTAACAACGGGCGCTACAAACCTGTTCCTTGGAGCAAGCTCTGGTGCTTTGATGACTACGGGCAGCAACAACGTGGTTGTCGGCAGCTACCAAGGCAACTCTGGTGGCTTGGACATCCGCACGGCCAGCGGCTACATTGTGTTGTCTGATGGCGCTGGCACTATCCGTCAGGTTGTTGACTCGTCTGGGAACACGCAGTTTCCGGGAGCAATTGTTGTTGATGCGCCAGCACCTGCGGCCATTAGCGCCGCCGCAACACTGACCAACGCAAACATCCAAGCTCAGATCATCAACACAACTGGCACGACATACACGGTCACAATGCCTCTTGGCACGACTATGGAAACATTGGTCCCGTGGATAGGTGTTGATTTTGGCTACGACTTTACCGTTATCAACACTGCTTCTGGAACAATCACGATGGCTGTCAACACAGGCGTAACATCGCTAGGCTCTTTGACAATTGCCACTGGCATTTCAGCCAACTTCCGAATTCGGCGTACTGCGGCAAACACGTTCATCCTGTACCGCATCAGCTAAGTGAAAGATTGGATAAATTATGAGTCTTCAAACAATTCTTTCTGTGGCTGAGTCTGTCAGCATCAACGACCACAAGTTTGCAGGTCAGATGATGTCGAGGAATATGCGAATCAGCACCTCGGAAATTCTGACGGTCCAACCATTTCAGTTTGGCATCAGGCCAATGAATTATTTGTTGTACTCGCAAAACCGTGGGGTGCTTTCTACCTTGCGAGAGGCTGATCGAATCACAGAGCAGTACATGAATTTTGGCTCCACTGGCTGGCTGAACTACATTCGCTATCAAGGCGACATGACTCAAGCTCAGATCATTGCTTGTCAGGTGCAAACATCGTCTGCCAACAAGACCATTGTTCTTGGCTCTTTGCCGGCCATCAGTGCTGGATCGTTCATCGTCAAGGTTGGCGACTTCATTCAGATTGGCCGCTACTCCTACATTGCCACTGCAAACGTCACCAGAGGCGCTTTGACAACAGTTAGCATTCCTGTCCACCGCACTCTTTTAAGCACCGTCACGGCTCCTGTAGCCGCTGTTATTGGTCAATTTGGAACTGTGATACTTGGAGCAACTGCGTACACTGGCGTGACATTCCCTGTTGTGTTGAGAGAGTATCCAACCTACACTCTGGTTCCAATGACAAACGACAGCTTTATCCAATGGGACGGCCAATTTAGCGCCGTTGAGGTTGTGCTATGAACGAAATCTTGCCAGTTGTAAATACAAACGTAATTCGCTATGCGGATTTCTTTAAGTTGACAACGCCTTCAGGCACTTATTATTTTTCAACAGCACCCTACACCATCAATGTTGCTGGCGTTGGGACATTCACGGCGCTTGGTCAACTTATTCAAGTAAGTTCGGCACAGCGAGACATTAAAAGCACGGCCAATGAAACAACCATCACACTGGTTGGTATTGACACTGCGATGCTTGGACTTGTTCTTAGCTCAAACATCAAAGGCTCGCGGATTCAGTTGTGGCATGGTTTTTTCAATGACAACAATCAGCTTCTGACACTAAGCTATGCCAACTGGATAAACAACAGTTCTTTTACGGTGGATTGGAAGAATAATTCCGAGACTGAAATTCCGTGGACACTTGCCACTGGTGGCAACGGGCTTTATCAGTACTTCAATGGTTACGTCAACTCTTTTTCAATCTCTGAACAGTGGATGGAAGAGGCAAGGCAATATGCTGGTGCTGTGACCTTGAGTGCATCCAGCTTTCAATTGATCTTGCAGAACAGGACTTCTGGGCGCTATACCAATGACAATTCATGGCAGTCAGTCAACCCCGGCGACACATCAATGAATCGCGTGAACTTCATTTCTACAATCAACTATGCGTTTGGTAGAGCGCCGACAGTGCCAAACAAATTGGTTTTAAGGTCAAGAAATAATGCGTCCTAACATTCGTCACGCATCGCCGTTTGACATTCCTACAATCTATAAATTGCTTATGGAGTATCGCGCTGAACTGCCATATGGATTTTTGTCTGATGCCGATGACGAGAGGTATGTGTCGCAAATGCTTTCTAATTTGATAGCAGGTCAAGGAATTGTTTTGATTGCTGAGACTGACCAAATTGAAGGGATTCTGATTGCTGGAGTGATGCCAAGTCTGTGGTCGCCCAAGCATTTCTTTTTGACAGAGTTTGCTTATTTTGTGAAGCAAGAATGTCGCAACGGAACATCAGGCTATCGTTTGCTTGCAAAGTACCTTGAAGAGGCCATAAAGATGAAAGAGGAAGGGCGTGTGACAAACTTCTTTATCAGTAAAATGGTCAACAGTCCAAACCTTGATTACGGTCGGTATGGGTTTCAAAAGCTTGAAGAATTTTGGGTGATCTAATATGCCAGCATCAATTGTACTTGGAGCGGTTTTTGGTGATGCTCTCTTAGCAGCCGCTGCGCTTGGGGCTACTGGTTACGCAATGGCTTCTTTTGCCATCAACATTGTTGCCTCAACAATCATCAGTAAAGCCTTTGCGCCAAACATCAACACAGGCGCGGAAAACCCCGGCAATAGAACTCAAGTTCCTCCTGCTGGCGACAACAAGCTTCCAGTCATTTACGGTTCAGCTTATGTTGGTGGAATCATCACCGACTTGAGCATCACCGAAGACAATCAAAATTTGTACTATGTTATTTCTCTTGCTGAAGTAACCAACACTGAGACTGGCGGCACTCCAGATACTTTCACGTTTGGCGATATTTATTTCGGTGGCAAGAAGTGCATATTTGATGTTACTGATACAACTAGAATTGTTGCATTGCTTGATGAATCAACTGGTGTACAAGAAACAAATGTCGATGGCAAGATGTTCATGTACTTGTATCGAAATGGCTCTTCCTCTGGGGTCAATACATCTTTGACGGCCATTCAGGTCATGCAAGATTCTTTGTTGACTTACCAGTGGGACACAACAAAATTGATGTCAAATTGCGTTTTTGCAATTTTAAAAATTACATACAACGCAGAGGCAAACTTAACTGGTCTTCAGGTAACCAACTTCCAACTTACCAACAGCCGCCACGCTCCCGGTGATTGTTTTTACGACTACCTGACATCAACAAGATATGGCGCAGCAATTCCAGTTGCTGGCGTTGACACAGGTAGCTTGGCGGCATTGAATACCTACAGTGCTGGTCTGTACACATATACGCCATCTGGTGGTGGTACGGCTACTCAAGCAAGATTTCGATTTGATGGTGTTCTTGATACAAATCAATCCATCATGAATAACTTGCAATCAATGGCAACTTGTTGCGATTGCTTGCTGAAGTACAACGAAATCACGGGTCTTTGGGGGGTGATTGTTCAGTCGCCTTCATATTCGTATGCGATGGCCTTAAATGACTCAAACATCATTTCGTCCATTCAGGTCACGCCATTGGATATGGTGTCAAGCTACAACATTGCTGAAGTCAAATTCCCTGACGGCGCAGACAATGATTCTTTCAACACAGCCACATACAACTTGGCCGTTTTGAACCCTTCTTTGATGTACCCAAATGAACCTGTCAACAAGCAATCAATCGCATTGCCTCTGGTAAACAACAGCGTTCGGGCGCAGTACTTGGCAAACCGATTCCTTGAGTCTGGACGCGAAGATTTGCAGGTCAAGCTGACCATCAATTACTCTGGCTTTCAGCTTGAGGCTGGCGATCTTGTGACCGTGACAAACACCAACTATGGCTGGGTTGCAAAAGTATTCCGAGTCAGTCAAGTCGTTGAAAACTTTGAGCAAGGTGGACAGTTAACTACATCATTGACATTGATGGAATACAACCCGTCCGTCTACGATGACATCCCTGTAACTCAGTTCACGCCATCACCAAATACGGGCATTGGCTCTCCACTGACATTTGGTACGCTGTACGCTCCAACAGTCACAAATATCTTGCCATCGTCTCCAATACCTTCTTTTGATGTTGCAGTTGTTGCGGCAGCAAATGGTATCGTTCAATATGCGGAAGTTTACTATTCTGCATTTTCATCACCTACTGAAGTGCAAAGGTTTTTTGCAGGGACAACAGCAATCAACCCTTCTGGAAGTCCATATGCACCAAACGGGCCTATGGGTGTTGTTACTATTGCAAACCTGCCTCAAGGCGATTGGTATTTCAGCGTCAAATATGTCAACAGCCTTGGCGCAAGTGGATTCTCTGGATCGTCAGCCGTCCTTAACTGGAGGCCATTGACATTCCAATACGAAAACAGATGGCTGGCAATTGCTTATGCAAACAATGCCACTGGTACGTCTGGCTTTAGTTATGACCCTCGCAACAAGT